CGAGAGGTTTCCGTCCTTGCAATGGTAAATTGGTTGTGGTAGAAATCAACCCTGCCGATGTTGTATCCATTCCAACCGATTGTGAATGCCAGAAATTGCGTACTTGCAAATACAAGGTTCATTCTGAATATGAGGTTCCGCTTGAAGACCTTGCATATGAATCCCGCTACTCCACAGAGTATGATGAGGATGTAGACCGAGAATGGGATGATGAAGAATCATTCCATTGCCCTGATTGTGGAACACAACATATTATGTCTTATTGCGACAGGTGTGAGTATTGTTCAGATTGTTGCGAATGCCTTGATGAAGATGATGATTCTTCTGACTGTGGAAATTGCGATTGCGGGGATTTAGATTCAGGTGGCTGTATGGGTGACCCTGATGCACCAAAGACAGAAGTCCAGCTCGAATTGAATCTTGATAATAAGATGCGAGAGGACGATTGGGAATCCCGGCGATTTAATTATGAGAATATGTTGAATTTCTTGTATTCAAATCGCCGACCTGCTGTAGCCAATGCTTTGCGTAACTTTTATCGTGATGTAGACCATCAAAGGGACATCAACCCTGTATTCTCAGTCTTGCGACAGTTTACATCTGATGAAGATGCATACAAGATTTACTTTGATTTTACATCATAAGAGTCAGGTTTTGTCAAGTGTATCCCCGGAGAAATCTGGGGATATTTATTTATTTTATTTGCAGCACTGGCTCTTGGGGTGATATCAATATCACCCCATATCTTTCATAATATACAAAAAAATATATGTTTCAAAGTTGCATAATTTAGATATAATATGATAGAGTGAAATATCCAATAAGGGGATTAAAATGGAAGAGAATATTGTAATGAAGGTTCGTGAGCAAACGGGCTCAAAGGTCATAGCTTGTATCATGGATGGAAAACTTGATGAAGCTACCCGTTTTATAAAAGAGCTTGAAACAAGCGAGAATTTCTTATTTTCACTGACTCAAGCTCCTAAATCAAATCCGGTAATGTCAAATCCAGTAGAGTCAAATATTAATTTATCATTATCCGAAATGAAAAGTGTGTTGAAAGATGTTTCGAATGACTTTGATGATAATGATATGAAAGTCAACAGTGCCATTGTCGATACAGATTCTGGATATGTCAATGACAAATGGTATCATCGTTTCATTGATATTGAAAATTGGATTGTTAAAAAACTCAATGTTGAAACTGATGGTTTATCAGGAAGTACTTTAGCCGATATCTATTATCATGAATTTCAAGATATGTTGTCGCCATATGAAAAGAAGACATCAAAACAAGGTATGCCGTTTAGAGGAAGAATGCTCGATGCAGCAAACAAACTTAAGAAATCAGGATTTCTCGAAGGAAAAAGTAATTTTTTCCAGAGAACAGATAAAATGTATTATCATAAAACTCGCTAATAAGGTATAATAGATTGTTGCTGGCGTAATGCCAGCAACATGATATAATAAGTCATCCTCCGGTGGTGGAACGGTATACACGACGGACTTAAAATCCGTTGGCGCAAGCCTTACGAGTTCGAATCTCGTCTGGAGGATTTGGTTTGGTTCCATAGCTTAACGGTAAAGCAGAATCCTTTTAAGATTTTGAGTGCAGATTCGACTTCTGCTGGAGCCATATAACAAGGTTCTTGTTTTCATTACGCAGTATACAACTGTATGGAAACAAGAACCTGTAGAAAATGTAAAAATAAAATCCCATTCAAAAAATTGATTGATGGGAAAATTCGCAATTTATCAAATAGAAAATTTTGTCTTGATTGTAGTCCTTTTGGAAGTAAAAACACTAAGCCAGATATTGATAAACAGACTGTAAAACCATCTGGAACACCTTACTCTGAATGGGATGAGTCTTACAAGCAAGCTCATCGAGACAAGATGGCAAAGAAGAGAATAGAGCGCAAAGATCAGTTAATAGAATTGTCTGGCGGTAAATGCTCAATATGTGGTTATGATAAATGTCGTCGTGCTTTATCTTTTCATCATTCAAAACCAGAATTAAAATCTTTCGGATTGTCAGCAGAAAACTTACACAATCGACCTTGGGATGATATACTTAATGAGTGGCAAAAGTGTATTCTGTTATGTCTAAATTGCCACATGGAAATTCACTCTTCAGAAAGTTAAACTGATGAATAAAAAGCCAAGTTGTTGGACTGTCGGATGTGGATTTTGGATTGTTGTGTTTGCTATGTCTGTTTTTTTAATTCCTCGTGATTCTAATGGAAAAGTAATTGAGCATAAAAAATCTGCTGAAGAAATAAAACAAGAAAAAAGACAAAAATCGGATATGGATAAAAGACTTTCCACAATTAAAAAGATTTGCAAAGAATCTGGTTATGATATGGAAGTAAATAATTCAACAATATTAATAACAGTTCCAAGTGCAATTTCTGAATATGAAGCGCAAAGAATAGCAAAATCAATTTCAGATAGAACTGACCACATTGTAAGAGTATATGACAATGCTGGACTTTTAAGAGCAAGACTTTAAAATTTATTTCACTACCCATATATTCAGAAAACAATTATCATGAAACTTTTTACAATTTCAAAACCTAAAATTGCAATCTTTTCTTCATTATTAATAGTTAGTGTTGTAAGCATTAAACTATATGCTGATTATAATAGTCAGCAACAGCAAATCTTTGAGCAAAAGAAAAAAGATGATTTGCTCCGATGGGCTGAAAATGAACGTATTTTGAAAGAATTAAAATGGAAAGAAGAAGAAAAGCAAAAAGAAATTGCTGAACAAAAAAAAGAACAACTGATGGCAAATGAAAGAAAACAATTTGTACCATACATCAAAAGAGAGTTAATTAAAGCAGATATTTTTGGAAAAGTCAGTGTTGTTCAAAAAAGTGATAGAATTTTATTAATTAAAGTTGATGCTTGGCTTGGTGATAATAGTGGATGGTTACGATGGCATCATTCAAAGCAAGAAGATGCTTTATATTATTTAGAAGCTGAAAAATTAGGTTTTGTTAAAGTAATCATTTATGATAAAACAACAAAATGGCTTGTTCACAATTATACCTACAACAGTGAAGCAAATTGGAATTATGAATCAGAGTGGCAAAACGAATCTAAATTAGATTAAACAGGCATTGGTCGTGGGTTCGAATCCCACCCGACCCATTTCACTTGTCTTATCTCCACAAGTGAAACCAATCCCCTTCTCCGACAAGAAGGGGATTTTCTTATTTATGGGGTTATAATATTATAACCCCAATCCTTACTTAAAATAAAATTTGCAAGCAGTAATCTAATGTGATATAAAAGTATATGGAAAAAACTACTATTGCTCCCACCTACGAAGTCAATGTTAAGTTTAGTTGGAAATACCCCAGCAAGCCAATCATAAATGTTGAAAAGAATGGTTATGTCCAAACAAACAATACAGAGGACAAACTGATTGCTGAAGAATTTATCAATACGTTCATTGGAAATTACGAGGTTGGTATTTGCGAAGTGACAGAGATGAACATTCTGTCACTTAAGAGAGTAAAAACCTTTGACGAATGGGTTGAGAAATATAATCCTATCAAGAACAAATTTGAAGAATATGGTTCTTTTGAGGGATGTGTTTTTGATTACACTGAAGAAGACCAATGGGAATTTGTGAAAAAGCAAAATCCAGAAAATGTTTGGACAATGGTATGGGCTGAAGATACTCATGCTATCATTCCCGGTTTTCATTGGGTAAATCGAGATAGTTATTTTGTCACTGAAAAGCCTGTTGAAAAAGAGGACTTGTCAAGTGAATTCATAGTGATATAATGATTCGAGGAAATAAAATGCCCAAAGACACATTGAATTATTTATCTGAGAAAACCGAGCATGATTTACTTGTAATTCTTGAAGGATTTCGAATGCTCTTGGCTGATGCAGAATTGTTTGATATGCTGGCTGAGAAGCTTGATTACTGTGATGAAATGCTAATTGAATTACGTGATGATGTAATCAAGTTTATCGAGGATGAGGTATAATAGATTTGTTGGAGAGGTGGCTGAGTGGTCGATAGCGAC